AATTAAAGATTACTCAGGAGGTAGAATAATAGTATTAAATAATCCAAAAGCATTAAAACCTGAAGTAGAATTAGTTAATGATGTAATGGCTTTGATGAACGTATATGTTGCAAAAATGAATAGGTTAAGAAGGTATAAAACTAAAATTAATATAAAAAATAAGCGTAAAGTATCAAGAAATATCAAGTTTTAGTGCTACTAGTTGTAACCCTATTTTTCCACGTAAATAAATTATCATAGTGCCAATTCCTCCTACACCTAGAAGATATCCAGATTCACTTGCTGCTATTAATTCTCTACGTTCTTCTAACCATTCTAGCGATTTCTGTTCAATATGTTCTATGTTATTAAATTTTTCTAAATTTTCAAATATTTTTGGCAGATAATAAGATGATATTTTTGATTGAAAATACAAATCTATTGCATTGGAATAATCACATTTCTTACAAATAATTCTTTTTTTATTATCTTTATTATCTTTATTATTTTGTGTATCATGTATGGTGCGTTTATATTCATCTAATTTACTATGTATTAATTCTTTATATTCTAGAAGTGTATAAACATATTGTCCGTTATATATATTATTTGTATTATTTTTGGAATATGTTTGTAAAACAGAATTATCAATATCGGCTATTATTTTAAGTAAATTATTCATTGTATTAGTTGATAATATGTTTAGAATAGGTTGATAAAAGGTTGATAAAAGGTTGATAAAAGGTAAATGATGTTTAGAATAGTTAGAATAATTAGAATAATGTATTATCAATCAATTTTTTAAAAAATCATCTAGTCATCTAGTATTTTATATAAAATCAGTATATTAATTTTTTTTCCATACAAAAATTGAATATTTTTATTTTATAGTAAATTTATTATTATATTTTCCTACAATTTTCCTATAATGGCAAACTTGTACGAATTGATGACTGACAATTTTCATTTTGATTTAAAAACACCAATTGAAAATGAATTTGAAGGAATACTCGATTTAGACATATTTTCGAAAGTCCGTTCCGATCTAGTTCGTGATCATGCAAAACTATTGCTAGATTTAGAATTGGTATCCGATAGTTTAGATGAACAAGCATCATTGATGGAAAAAATATCGGAGTCAGAAATGAATGCATTTGACGCTGTTAAAGAAACTTTAGCCACTAAAAGTTTGGTTAATACATCTGATTTTTGCAAAGGTCAAAGTTACGATGCAATGGAATTATCAAACACTTTAACAAGTATGGCACCAGAACTGACATCAGCTCCAGCATTAATAATTTCTCCGGCACCACAAGTATCATTACCTGATTCTAGTAGTAAAAGTGAAAAGGTAACTACAACAGATAGTCAGAACTTCATTTTGTTGAGCATGGATGATTTAATACTTTCTGAACACATTGTTCGAGACGTGATGCCAGTTATCTTGCGTGATAGAAATTGCACTTGGAAAGTTCATTTTTCATCATTCAATAAAAAAATCTATCTGAATTGGTCTGTTTGTGAAGCATTAGTGAATTTAGGTATTAATTGTGTTGATGCTTTCAAAGTAAAAACATTAATTGGTACACACAAAAAATCAATGTCTGAGCGAAATGGTTTCAAATACTCAGCTACTATTTCTAAATGGTCGATTGTCGTGGATGAAAGAACAGGCGAAAAGAAATGCATTTTCGAGCTAATGCCAGTGATGTTTGAAGGTGTTATGACTCCATATGAAATTGTCGTTCGCTGTGAAAATTGCGATATGAATCGTTTTGATCTTGAAAAGCAACTTACAGATTACACCAATAGTATTTATCTTGGTAAAAATGATATAATAGCAATTAAACAGTGGAAGGCAAATCTTGTATTCACTCGAACATTATTTAAAATTATTCGGGAAGTAATGCCAGTTATCTTACGTGATAAGAAAACTTCATGGAGATTAGAAATTAATAATGAAAATTTATTAATAAAATGGTCAGTTTGTGAAGAATTGATTGATATTGGAATAAATTCAATTGATGAATTTAAAATTCTTACCAAAGATGGCAGACACAAAATATCAGCATCGTTTCGTAAAGTTTATAAATATTGTGCTCACATAGATAGTTGGAACATAGAAGGAACAAATTGTATTTTTAAAACCAATGAGATTTACCTCAATGGAAACTATAAACCAGTTGAAATTATAGTTCGAAGTAGTAATTGTGAACATAATAAAATTGAATTTGTGCGGATATTGGATTTTGCTGTTTCAAAAGGATACAACATTTCGGCTAAATCTTACGACCGACATAAAATATACCGTTCATTTATTAATGCAAATTCAGAAAATATTAAATTTGCATCTGCTTTATTTAATAAAAGTTAATGTGCACTCTAAAATTATCAAGTTATCAAGTTATCAAGTTATCAAGCTATCAAGTTATCAAGTTATCAAGTTATCAAGTTATCAAGTTATCAAGTTATCAAGTTATCAAGTTATTAATAAATTTTTAATTTATTTTATATTTTTTTATTTAGTTTTTTCTATGAATGTAAAATTAAATTGGAAAATAAAGAAAATAAGGAAAAAACATATATTTTAGAAAAAAATTGAAATAAATTACAATAATTAAAATGTATTATTATATTGACCCAATAGCAAACAAACTTACCTTCAATGGCTACTTTGACACAAAACGCCGAAAACTCCGAAAACTTCGAAAACATTATTATGGATAATAATGGTGTGGATGGCGTGGATGATGAATTTGAAATAATAGAATTTGAAGTGGTAGATCCAATTAAAACAATTAAGGTAGATTTGCCAAAAAATTATGATCCTGAAAAGTTTTCATTTCAAAAAATATCTCCCGGAATATTTTTAAAAGTGTCAATTGTGCCAGATACAGTACCCGAGCTGGATTATTTAATAAAGACACTATTGCCGTTTGCGGAAAAAACAGTTTTTGGAACCCACAAAAAATCATTATCTTCCAGGAATGCACTCAAATTTCGCATACTATGTGATGAATACTGGATCACAGAAGAATGTAATCAATTTTATAAAACACCTTTAATGTTTGTTAATAATGAATTTGTAATTTATGAATTATATATCAGATCAAACTTATCGGAAACATTTTAATTAAAATATTTCTTGTTTTATATTTTTTTTAGTTTTTTTTAGTTTTTTTTAGTTTTTCAATGAATGTAAAATTAAATTGGAAAATAAGGAAAAAACATATATTTTAGAAAAAAATTGAAATAAATTACAATAATTAAAATGTATTATTATATTGACCCAATTAGAAACAATCTTACCTTCAATGGCTACTTTGATGCAAAGAACTCAAAACCAATTTAATGGAAATGTTAATTTGAGTGGTGATGATTTAATTTGTGCTTCTGATGTAGATGATTTTGTTGAAATTAAAATGGGAACAAAAAAAAACCCGAGATTAATTATATGTGATGTGCCAGTATATGATAATGAATCTAGTTCATGGAGACTTGAATGTACTAGAGATGGTACTTATTTGAAAATGTCTCTCGTAAATGGTGTTTCATCAAAAATTAATGATTTTATTGATAAAGTTGGAATATTTCAAGAGACGACAATTTTTGGAAATCCAAAAAAATCATTATCTTCTAGGGGAGCATCTAAATTCAAGATACCAATTAATAGCAGGTGTATTAATACACAAACCAATGAAACATGTTTTCGAACACCGACTCTACTAGTTGATTATGAATATCGAATTTATGAAATTGTTGTTGATTGCAAAAATTATGAGCACACATCACATGATCTACGTCATCTTTTAGATAAGCATTATCAACATAAATTTGGTGCAAGAGATGAATTAGGTCTTATGGATGAGAATTTCCTTAAATCATCTGTAATTTATAAACTCAAAATAGAATATGCAAATAATGATAATTTTATCAGGATGTTGTTTAAGAAATCACGGTAAAATTTCCCATATTTTCTTATATTTTCTTATATTTTGTGTTTTTTTTCATATATTTGATTTGTTTTATGGTGAACCTGCAACATTACGACCAAATCCGCTACGATTATCAGCAAAATCAAACATCCATTTATATTGTGTATCATAAATTGTTCTTTGCATATTTGTAGTAGGATTGAAATATGGATAGGGATATCTAGTAAGTGGTGTATTTTTAACACCTATTTGTAATGTGGTTTGGGGTTCAATATAATTGACACCGTTATTGTCCCAACAAGTTGATTGACGTCGTGAAGGGAAAATAGCTTGTGGATTTTGATATGCGGATGCAATACCCATTGGTAAAATCCATTTTTGAAATTCAGGGGGTGTGGGAATATTTTTAGGTAAAACTTCATTATCTTTAAGAATAGAAAAATCTAATTTAGAACTATTACGTCCCATAATTTGATATTCATTATTTAATAAATTATCATCCTGTAGTAATAAAGCCGGTGAAGGGTAATCCATAAACATTTTTTCGGGATTTTTAAATGCATTACTTAAATTTACGTGTTGTACTTGTACTTGTTTTGTTGTAAAATTTACAGTGAAAATTAATAGTATTCTTCTAGAAAATAAGTTTTTCATCTCATGGACAAAAATATCTGCAGTAAAACATGTTTCCACAGGCGATATAATGTCTTGTTTTAATTGATCATAATCTACAAAATAATATGACATATTTGTTTGATTATTAATATTATTTATAATTTTACGTATAATATCAGTTATTATTAATTTAGTGGGTTTATCAATAGTCCAGGGATTATCACTATTATTGGTAAGATTAGCAAAAGTCCGTATACCACTTGTTTCAATTGAACTAAAACCTTCAGATACTTGATTTTGTTTTTGTTTTTTATAAAATATTATAAGAATGATGAATATAATAAATAAACATAACGCTAGAATAATTACTGAACACATTTTCTATTTTACTATAATATATTACTATTTTTTTTATAAAACTATTTTTATTAGGTATTATAATAAAATTGATTATTAAACATAATTATTAAACATATTTTATAAATACTATAAAAATAAAGATTATTGTATATGGATTGTAGTGCAAAATGTTTTCTAAAAGTTATAAAGTCATTCTAGAACATATTAAAATAAATATAGTATCAGAAAAAATAGATTGGATTAATAAAAATATATCTGTTAATTCGAATTCAGAAAATATTATAATTAATATACAACGATTGGAAAATATAATAGTAAAATCAAATAAAATGCCATTACCTGATTTAATAATTAATAACAAAGCAATAACTTATAATGATATAATACATTATTGGAATTATAACTGTGCATTAGAAAATACATCATTGAAAATCAATGAAGATTATTTTATTGCACCTTGTTATATTATCGATGGATTATTAATTATAGGTATTATAATATTCAATACTAGAAAAGAATTATATAAAATATTAGAAACATATAATTATTTATCAACTATAAAATCTTTAGATGATACAAATGAATTTAATATAATTAATGGTATATTAAATTATAGAATATCGTGTAGTGGTAAAATTAAATTACTTGGTAAAGAAATATTAGGTAATAAGTACTTAAAAATAAAACTATATAATGAAAAAGAATTATTGATAAAATGGGAATATATATTTAGAAATATTGCTAATTATCTGCCAAAATTTAAAATTACTTATAAATCTAATAAAAATATAATTACAAACTTTTTTCAAAATCGTCTAAATCCATAACACTACCTATATCACTTCCAGCAATACTTTCTGCAACATTATCACTAATATTATTATCAATATTATTATCAATATTATTATCAATATTATTATCAATATTATTACTAAGATTATTACTAATATTATCGCTATATATTTCTTCATTAATTATTGGTTCTGGAACATCTTGCATATTTTGATTACGTATTAAATTAATTGGTGTTGAATTATCTGTATTTTTTTTATTATGTTTCTTTATATGTGCAATAGGTGTTGAAAATTTATTTTCACTAACTACTTGATTTGGCATAACAATATTACCATTAGTATGACTGGTATGACTAGTATGATTAGTATTATGTGGATATTTTTGTGTATATTGTTGTGGATATTGTTTTGGATATTGTGTTGTATTGTTTAGTTCAGTTTGAGTTATGGTGAGGTCATTTTTTCTATCTAGAAGAGTATTAATTTTATTCTTGAGAAGATTAAAAGATACATTTAGATTATTCTCAGTATTTGAATTAGTTTGTAAGGGGTTAGTAAATGTTTGATATATTCCATAACTAAGGGATATAATATCCAAAGTAAATATAATCCAAAAATAATTATTTATTATATTTAAAATTTCTATATTACAATAATTTAATATTGCATGGGTTAAAATGTATAATATCGAACCATATAGAATTGTAGTAAATAAACGATTATTAATTATAAAAGAAAAAGAACTGTTATATAATAAATAATAAAACATTTTACAATATACAATATTTATTATACAATATTTATTACAATATTGTAGATATGTGTCGTAGATATATGTTGTTATGTTTCGATATAAAAAAATAAAATTAAAAACGTAAAAAATCTAACCATATAGTCCTGTTTCTTCTGCTTCCTTAGAAACATTTGTTTTATCATACATTGTCTTCATTTCATCAATGTTTTTAATTGCTTCTACTGGATTATCAATATATTTCATTAAATATTGTTGTAATAGTGCGGTTGTAATTTTAATATTAAGTTTATGACATGCATCATAAAATGATTGTATAACATCATTATTGGTTTCACTAGTAAAATCTTTAAAAATATCATTAATTTGTTCTTTAACTGCATAATCAAATCGCATAATGTAATCAATTCTACCTGGACGTAATAATGCACTATCTAGATTACATTTATAATTAGTAGTAATAAAGCAAATTAAATCATTAGTGGTAATACCATCAAGTGCATTAAGTAATCCAGAAAATGTAATATTATTACGATGCTCATCATTTGATTTACGCTCTTTAAATATACAATCTATATCTTCAAAAATTAGGAATGTTTTTTTGCTATTTTTATCATCATCATCGTCGTTATCACGTAATGTTCTTAATGAACGTATTAAATCAACATCGGTCATTTTTGGAATAAAACTTACTATGGCAATATTAAAGTTAAATTTTGATGCTAATCCTGTAATTAGGCTCGTTTTTCCAGTACCTGGAATTCCTTCCAATAAATAAATTCGCTTGTAATTAATACCTAATTTATTATATTTTTGCTTGGTTTCAGGTTTCAAGAATTTTTCAAGGTCATTAATAATATCTTGCTTTTGTTTTTTAGGTAAATAAATAGAGTCAATATCACGCTTATTTCTCCTTCCTAAAGATTGGAAATAAAAGCCATCAGGAGCTGTCATTGAAATATTTATAGTATCTTTCATATCATCAAGTTTATGAAAATGTTTTTCAAAATAATTTATACTAGCCTTTATAAATTGCTCGAATATTGTTATATCTTGACTATCATAAATTATTTCATAAACACTATACATAGTAAAAGTATCTCTATAAATATCTTTAATAATTGTTTTGTCTGACAATTGAATTATTTTTAACTCAAATTTTTTTCCATTATATGTAAATTTTACATTGTTTCTGTATTTATTAAGAATGTAAGATAAGTTTATATTTTTCCAGTCATCTGGAGGTATAATTTCTAAGTGAATTACATTATCAAAATTTAAATAATTATCAAAAATAATATCACTCAAATCTGTATCCAGTTTAGCTGCATTATATTGATTATTGTCGGTAATATTGTCTGCAATATTAATTTTATATAATTGTTGTCTAATATTTTCTGATAGATAAAATAACGGTTGATTAAATATTTTGAATAAACTACATCCGTGGTCAAATCTTACTGCAATTAGTTGTTTAGTACTTAAAGTTGTATCCATTATTTTATCCATAATTGTAAATATAAAGAAACTTTATATGTTTGCAGTAATTGATTTATCTATTTATTAATGTTTTTATATTGTTTGTTTAAATGTATTTATATTTCAATTTTTTATTTTGTGGTTATTTTGTAGTTATTTTGTAGTTATTTTGTAGTTATTTTGTAGTTATTTTGTAGTTATTTTGTCTATATTTTTAATATAAAAATTGAAATAAAATAAATTAAAGAACAAAATAAAATTTTAAACTACGCGAACATAATATTAAGCAATGTCTATCACAATAATTTTAGATGAATCACTAGAGAAAAAAAATATTAGTAATTTTGATAAATTAACATTACAATCAGAAATCGATTTACAAAAACCAGATTTATATTTTGCTCAATATGAACATTCTGAAAATATAATTAATCGTTCAGATAATAATTATAGAACACAAAATAATTTTATTAATGCTTTTCTAGATGCTTATAATTATCATAAAAATATTGTTATTAGACCAGATGATATTAAATTACAGTTATTAATGATTATTTCTATTTGTGTTAATAATAATCCAGATAAATTTAGAAGTTATTTTACCGATACTACCGAAAAAAAAGAGTTAAAAGTAAGGAATAATTCATTTAATGCAGATTATTTTTGTAAAATATTTGCAGAATTATTAGAAGAAAATATAAAAGATAAAGAATTCGCTCAGAATTACAAATCACAATTTTCAACAACAAATCAAATTATATCTACGGTAAATAATATTACTTTAATGAATACTTTAAAAGAATATTTCTCATTTACTATGATTTGCGAATGTGGCATCCCTGCAGATGCGATAAAATGTATAAATAGTATAAATAGGAACTTAACCTATTGTTTTACAACCCTTTTATACATTTTTTTATTAAAGGAGTAGCATCTAACCCCTATCATATTATCTTATTAAATTAGATG